TAATTAATACTATTCCACTTCAATATAAGAGCGATTATTCGGAATTTGCTCAATGTTTGATATCTGAATTCAAATTTAATGACAGAATTGAATTCTATAATAAAAATATAGATGACTTCGAATGCAGCGATATTGATATTTTATTTTCAGATTACTCTCACAGCGTATATTCTGTCTTTAGCTTGATCGCCAAATATCTTCATACGATGAGTGACAACAGTTATATCTTCATTGATTCTGCTTCGACATATTATCCATCTTTCAATGCGCTGAACACACTTATCGATTGTTTGAATAGAAAAAATATACCTAACTCGTTAAAAGAAATAATCAATCCTGATGTTCTAGACAAGTTTATTCATAAAGTTAATAATTCTAAATTTGAGATCACACACATAATTGAAAATAAAGATAGAAATCAAAACAGTGTCGCTCAAATAAAGATATTGATTGATGACATAATGCCGCAGCCTAGGGTGAATATAAGGTTTTAATCTATGTTTTATAGAGTGATTGATAATACAATTTCTGAAAAGTATTCGATGTTTTTGTTTGATAAGCTAACAAAAACCGATTGGAAGTTTGTTCCTAATCTATCATACGGAAACACAGACAATTATGATTCCGCTGGATTCTCAAGACTGTTATATCTAAAAAAAGAATTTGATAATAGTGAAGATAAGAAAACTACTATCAACCCAGAGTACAATTATGTTGTTCCTATGATACTTGAAGCGTTTGATAAATTTGAGCTGAATTGTGATATATCAAATGTATTTCGATCTAGAGTTAGATTGACTTTAAATAAAGCTGAATCTAAAGAAGAAGATGTTCATGTGGATTATAATTTTCCGCATTTAGTTTTAATCTACTACATAAATACAACGGACGGAGATACTATTCTATACGACAATAATCTCAAGATACTTGATAGAATCTCTCCAAAAAGAGGAAGATGCGTGTTATTTGATGGGAACATCAAACACGCATCTTCGTCGTCAACACTATCTCCTAGGATGATTATAAATACAAATATTCTTATGAATGAAAGGTAATGAATATCATGAGTGAAATTCAATCTAACGATACCGCTGAAGTTAAAACTGAAGTTATGGTATATGAACAAATTCGCAGTGATCTTGCGATAAGAAGCGGGGCAGTAAACATTCCACTCGCGATGGTTTTTGGAAGAGGATCCACAGGAGGACAACTTCAAAGTTTTGGAGGAAACTCCCTATCAGAGAACACACACAAAGTCGATCTTGCTTTAGCCAATACATCTGAACTTAATAGCATCTGGAATCATAGTCATACTCAGTGGATGTGGAAGCATTTAAATTTGAGCTGGCACGCTCCACTGAAGAATATGAGGCAGATTTCGGCTGAAATCTCTAGAAAGAAGTCCGCGCTGAATGAAGCTAAATGGCGTCAAGTTGACAATGAAGTTAAGATTAGAAAGATTGAAGACGAACTCGAAAAGGGCAAGCAACTCGGCGGAGTAGAATATTGGCGAGAAGTCGATTTAAAAATCAAACTAGCCAAACTAAAAGAAGGTGTAGCTGAGGGCATAGTTATCATTGAGGGCGCAATGAAAGACGTTCTTGTGCTAAATGAATTGTATGAGCAACTGAAAGAGAAAGTTTCCGGCTTCTCTGAAGCTGATATCGAGAAAGAAGAAACTAAAAGCCACCTGAAAAGAGCGTTGGTTCAAAGTATTCGAGATGTTAGAATGTGCGGAGCAATCTCTAAAGCTGAACAAGAATATATAGAACAGATCGGCATTAATCCTATGAAAATGCAAAACATGCTTCGCGCATACGTTGAAAGTGAAGCTAAATCGGAATCGTGGGACGTTAGTGGACTGTATGAATTTGTTGATAAAATAACAGACGAATTGGTGGATTCATATAAAGTAGACGAAAAGAGAATGTCACTTCAAGGATTCAGCACAGATATAATAGAAGAATTTTCTCAAACGGAGAAAATGGCACTAATTTCAAACTCTTTGATTAAGGATAAAAAACATGCTTCCGATGATGTTAGCTAAAAAAATACTTGAATTGGATGAGGTGGAATTGACTGAAATACTCAGAGAGCTTGAAATGCGTGATCGCGATGTGTATGAATTGATATCAGAAAAACTAGAAGACTTTTAATATGCCAATTCGCATCAAAGAAAATTCTATAGAATTTATAGGTAATAATGGAAATATTACCACTTTACTTGAGACTTCTACTGGATTTACTTTAAGTGGTGGAGATATAAGAGGTCATGTATCTGGAGGAGGAATCAGCGAAACTAGTGGATACACATCAGGCGGTTACGCGCCCGCACAGTCCAACGTCATCGACAAGTTTCCTTTTGCTTCAAGTGCTAATGCAACTGATGTTGGTGACTTGACTGTTGCTAGATATGGTGCTGTCGGTCAATCTTCATCTGTTTCTGGATACTCATCAGGCGGTTTTACCAACGTGATTGACAAGTTCCCGTTTGCGGCGGATGCTAATGCAACTGATGTCGGTGACTTGACTGTTGCTAGAACTTATGCTGCCGGAAACTCATCATCTGTGTCTGGATACACTTCAGGCGGCTTTACTGGAGTACCCGTACCAGCACCAGTAATGACCAACGTCATTGATAAGTTTCCTTTTGCGACGAATGCTAATGCAACCGATGTTGGTGATCTATCACCAACATATTCGCTTAAAAGAGGCATGTCAGGTCAATCATCAAGTGAAGCCGGATATGTATCGGCTGGATACGCCCTTCCTGCGTACCCTTTAGCATATTTATCTAACGTAGACAAGTTTCCTTTTGCAACGAATGCGAATGCAACTCAGAGGGGTACGCTATTGACTGTGGCTAGAGCATTCGTTTCTGGTCAATCTTCATCTGTTTCTGGATATGTATCCGGAGGCAGACGAGGTCCTACAGCTTCTCCAGTTCTAAGTAACGTCATAGATAAGTTTCCTTTTGCATCGGATGCTGCCGCTGTAACTGATGTCGGCGACTTGTCTTCGGCTAGAGAATATGATGCTGGACAATCATCAAGCACATATGGATACTCAACAGGCAGTGACAGAATTGACAGGTTTCCTTTTGCTACGGACGCGAGTGCAACTGATGTAGCCAACTTGAGTGTGCCTAGATATATTGCTGCCGGTCAATCATCAATCACAGCTATCATTGTTTCTCAGTAAATCAAAATGACAATTTTTATTTATAAAGATAGAATAAAGATAAATGACTTTACTATGAGTGCCTCGGATACAGGCATAAACATAGATGGTCGTTTGGCTGCTGCCTCTGTAACTAGAACTCCATTATTATCTAATGGATATTTATCGGGTGGCGGGCCCATACCCGCACCTTCCAGCAACATTGAAAAGTTTCCTTATGCGACGAACGCTAATGCAACTAACGTTGGCAACTTGACTATTGCTAGATATGGTGCTGCCGGTCAATCTTCATCTGTCTCAGGATACACTTCAGGCGGTTTATCGCCCGCAGCCTCCAACGTGATTGACAAGTTTCCTTTCGCAACGAGTGTATCCTCAACTGATGTTGGTGACTTGACTGTGGCTGGAGCTTATGCTGCAGGTCAATCTTCATCTGTCTCTGGATACACATCAGGCGGTTTTAATCCAACACCAATAGTTTACAACGTCATCGACAAGTTCCCGTTTGCTTCAAGTGCTAATGCAACTGATGTCGGTGACTTGACTGTAGCTAGATATAAGCCCGCTGGACAATCTTCATCTGTCTCTGGATACACATCAGGCGGTTCAGCGCCCGCAGTTTCCAACGTCATCGACAAGTTTCCTTTTGCGTCGGATGCTGGTGCAACTGATGTCGGTGACTTGACTGTACCTAGAGATGGTGCTGCCGGACAATCATCCTCAGTCTCCGGATACACATCAGGCGGTTGGACGCCATACAGCAATGTCATTGATAAGTTTCCTTTTGCGTCGGATGCTGATGCAACTGATGTCGGTGACTTGACTGTTGCTAGATCATCAGTTTCTGGTCAATCTTCATCTGTCTCTGGATACTCATCAGGCGGTTTCGGACCCGCATTTTCCAACGTCATCGATAAGTTCCCGTTTGCGTCGGATGCTGGTGCAACTGATGTCGGTGACTTGACTGTTGCTAGAGCTTATGCTGCTGGCCATCAAGGATAATAAATGTCTATAAAAATACTACCCACCTCTATAAAAATAGGCAATTTTAATTTAACGACAGATACACTTGGATTTATCTTTGACGGCAGTATAGAATATATTGGTTATACATCCAACACAAGCATTCAAGCACAAGGTTTTACCTCTGGATACACATCGGGCGGTAACACTGGATCGCTTACCAACGTCATTGACAAGTTCCCGTTTGCGACAGATGCGAATGCAACTGATGTCGGCGACTTGAGTGAAGATAGATCGGCTGGTGCCGGACAATCATCCCCAGTCTCCGGATACACATCAGGCGGTAGAAATAACGTACCCGCAGCTTCCAACGTCATCGATAAGTTTCCGTTTGCAACTAGTGCCGGTGCATCTGATGTCGGTGACTTGACTGTTGCTAGACAATTAGGTGCGGGAAACTCATCAAGTACCTCTGGATATACATCTGGAGGTGGTTCTCCTGCTACTAACATTATCGACAAATTTCCGTTCGCGACTAATAGTAATGCATCTGATGTCGGTGACTTGATTGTCACCGGAGGCGGCGGCAAGGCAAGTCAATCTTCATCTGTCTCTGGATACACATCAGGCGGAGCGGATCCTCTTGGATTTATCAACACTATAGAAAAGTTTTCTTTTGCATCAGCATCTAATGCAACTGATGTTGGCGACTTGACTGTAGCTAGATCATATGCAATAGGACAATCTTCATCTGTATCTGGATACACATCGGGCGGCCTCATAACAAATCCAGATATACCAACCAATGTCATCGATAAGTTTCCTTTTGCAACGGATGCTGGTGCAACTAACGTTGGCAACTTGACTGTTGCTAGACAATTTGGTGCTGGACAATCATCAAGTATCTCTGGATACACATCAGGGGGTTCTACAGGATCAACTACGGGCGTGATTGATAAGTTTTCTTTTCAGACGGATTTAAGCGCAACTAGTGTCGGTAATTTAAGTGTAACTAGACAGGAAGCGACTGGTCAACAGTATTGATTTTATTGTAGAAAAATCGTGGAAAAAATTCTAATAATGGGTCTTCCTGGAGCAGGTAAAACTTATTTCGCTGAGAGACTAAAGAAATATTTTCAAGATAATGATCTACCGTTGAATGATAGGATTAACTCCGATAGACTATCACAATCGATGCAAGCGAAAGTAGATTGGTTCAATGCAGACGAAATTCGCAAAAAATACAATGATTGGGATTTTTCTAGAGAAGGAAGAATTCGACAATCTCTTCGTATGGCAGAATTTGCACTAAAATGCACAGGAGATTATGTCATCTGCGATTTTGTTGCTCCTCTTCCTGAAATGCGCAGCAACTTCAAAGCAGATTGGACAATCTGGATCGACACAATCGATGCTAGTAGATATGAAGACACAAATAAAACATTTGTTCCGCCAGATGTATACGATTTCAGAATCACCGAGAAGAATGCGGAAAAGTGGTCTGAGTTTGTTGGTGAACATATCACTAATGCGATATCTAGACAAGATATGCGATTAAAGTAAAATTTCTGAAGTATAAATAGGAAAGTAACTCTAGGACTTTCCAATGGCAAAACCTACTACACGACAAGAATTTAAAGACTACTGTTTTCGTATACTTGGCGCACCTCTTCTTGAAATCAACGTTGCCGATGAGCAAGTTGAAGATAGAATTGACGACGCTATTTCTTACTATCATGACTATCACTTCGACGGCACAGAGAAAACTTATCTTGCGCATCAAGTGACTGAACAAGATATTGCTAATAGATATCTTTCTATTCCAGAGTCTGTGATAAGCGTTATCAACATTTTCGATGTTGGCGATTCTTACTCAACAAACAACTTGTTTAATATTCGCTATCAGATTGCGTTGAATGACTTGTTTGCATTCAACTACGGACCATTTGCTCCGTACTATATGGCTCTGCAAAACGTAGCACTTGCAGAAGAGCTATTCGTTGGTAGACAATCCCTCAGATTCAATCGTCATACAAATAGACTCTACATCGATATGTCTTGGGGTGAGAAAGTCGTCGCTGGTGAATACATCATCGTCGAAGGATACAAGTCACTCGATCCAGATACTTATCCAGATGTCTACAATGATAAGTGGCTGAAAAGATATGCAACCGCACTCATCAAAAAACAATGGGGCGAGAATCTAAAGAAGTTTGAAGGTATTGCGATGCCTGGTGGAGTTCAATTCAACGGTCAAAAGATTTGGGACGAAGCATCGGAAGAACAAGCAAAACTTGAAGAAGAGATGATTAGATCCTACTCTCTTCCAGTTTCAGATATGTTGGGATAATTGTGGCACGCAATCGGTACTTCAATCAATACACTCCTGCCAAGCAGGAGCAGAAACTCGTAGAAGACTTGATCATTGAATCGATCAAAATCTACGGAGTTGATGTATACTATCTTCCAAGAACACATGTAAATTTGGATAGACTATACGCTGAAGACGCATCTATGAAATTCACAGATGCACTTGAGATGGAAATGTATATCAAGTCTTTTGATGGATTTCAAGGGCAAGAGGACTTTCTTTCCAAGTTCGGTCTTCAGATTGATGAACAGATTGTGTTTGTTGTTGCACAGAAGCGTTTCAATCAAGCACTCAAAACATGTTTTCTAACAGAGCATTCATACAATCTTGTTCTAGAAACTGGTGATGAACTCTTGCAAGAAAGTACGTATGACTATGAGAGCATTATTCGACCGAGAGAAGGAGACTTGCTGTGGTTTCCAATGGCAGGATATTTGTACGAGATAAAGTTTACTGAAAACATTGAACAGTTCTATCAGCTAGGCAAACTATACACATATGAACTTAGATGTGAACGATATGAATACTCAAGCGAGAAACTCGACACTGGTATTACAGACATTGACGCAGTAGAAGAAACATATAGTCAATCGTCAGAGTTTGTTCCTAAGATTCTAAGTGAAGCTGATGAGCTAATACTAAATGAAGACGGAACATACATCGTATGGGATGAAATCAATGTCGAACGTCAAGACGTTACTGCTGAAAACGAATACTTGCAATCTAAGATCGGAGAAGACGATATACTAGACTTCTCTGAACGTAATCCTTTTTCTGAAGTAAGGGTATATTGATATGATGTTTGGTCACGATTTCTATCACGGATCGATCCGTAGATACGTTGTTATGTTTGGCAATCTGTTTAACGAAATGCAGATTGGAAGATTTGATCCCGGCGGAAATAGAATTCAAACTCTAAATGTTCCTATTTCATATGGACCTAAACAGAGATTCGTTGAACGTGCGTTAGCTGATCCCACACTGAATAGATCGGTGTCTGTTACTTTGCCTAGAATAGCATTCGCATTGAATAGCATGAACTATTCTCCTATGCGCAAATTGAATAGCACATTGAAGTTCCGTAAAGGAACGAATGACGCATACAATAAATTTTCATCCGTATATGCGCCAGTGCCATATGACTTTAACTTTTCACTGTACATTATGGTGAAAAACTCTGAAGATGGAACTCAGATCGTAGAGAAAATACTTCCATTCTTTACACCAGACTTCACTGTCACGATGAAAGTTCTTCCTGAAATTGGTGTAAATCTAGACATTCCAATCGAGTTAATGGGAATATCATCAGACGATACATATGAAGGCGATTTCGATACATCCCGCAGAGTGTTGACATGGGATCTGGAGTTTCTCGTTAAGGGATACTTGTTTGGACCTGTTAATCAGTCTAATTATATTGCTAACGCTGAGATTAATCTATTTGATGGATTAGAATCGCTTGATCCAGTTGTAACTATCACTAAACCATGAAAAAAACAATTGATGAAAAACTAGATAATGTTTTTGATATTATTCCTACCGTTGTGTCTGAGAATGCGGTTGTCGTCAATCAAGAGATAACTCCAATTCAAGAACAATCTGAAGATAAGAACATTGACGCAGACTATGAATATGCTAGAGGCAATCTTAAGGGTCTCATCGAGAACGGCAAGATTGCAATGGAGAACATCATCTTTCTAGCGAAAGAGGGCGAGTCTCCACGCGCATACGAAGTCGTGGGTCAACTAATAAAAACGCTTGCTGATACAAACAAAGATTTACTAGAGCTAGGTAAGAAAGCAAAAGAAGCTAGAGGCAAAGAAAAGCAAGACTCTGCTCCTCAAAATGTAACGAATGCTCTATTCGTCGGTAGCACAGCAGAGCTACAGAAATTGATCAAGGGTAAGTAATGCCGGTTAAAAGTTATCTAGGAAACGCTAATCTAAAAGCTGCTGGCGTACAAATCGGATTCACTAAAGATCAACTTGAAGAATACATCAAGTGTGCTAATGATCCGATATACTTCATCAATAATTATTGCATGATCGTTACGCTTGACCATGGCTTGCAGCCATTCAAGTTATATCCATGTCAAATCAATAAAGTCAAAGTCATTCATGAGAATCGTAAAGTCATTCTCATGGAAGGACGCCAGCAAGGCAAAACAACAACCTCGGCAGCATACATTCTCTGGTACACAATCTTTCAAGAGTCTAAGACTGTCGCTATTCTAGCGAACAAAGCGCCTGCTGCGCGAGAAGTTCTGTATCGTTATCAGTTGATGTATGAGAATCTTCCTATGTGGATGCAACAAGGCGTCACAACGTGGAACAAAGGTGACATCGCACTAGAGAACGGTTCAATCGTCTTCACTGCTGCAACATCTGCATCTGGTATTCGAGGCAAATCTGTAAACTTACTGTACGTTGACGAGACTGCTATTATTCCAAACAACATAGCAGAGCAGTTCTTCACTTCAGTTTATCCTACGATTTCTGCCGGTGAAACAACAAAAATTCTGTTGAGTTCGACACCTCTGGGCTACAATCACTTCTGGAAATTCTGGAACGATGCAGCTAACGGTAGAAATGGATTCGTAACGCTATTCATTCCTTACTGGGAGATTCCTGGAAGAGATGATGCTTGGGCTGAAACGCAACGCAAACTGTTGGGTGAATTGAAGTTCAATCAAGAAGTTTTATGTAACTTCTTGGGCTCAAGTCTTACTCTCATCAATTCAGATACAATTGCGCAGTTGTCGTCTTCACCGCCGATCTACAGTAGAGATGGACTCGACATCTTCAACAAGCCAGAAAAAGGCAACGCATACGTATTGATAGCAGACACTGCAAAGGGCGTTGGCGGTGACTATTCTGCATTCAGTGTAATTGATGTAAGTCAAGTTCCATACAAAATGGTAGCCAAGTATCGCGACAATCATATCAGTCCGATGTTGTATCCTGCTATCATTCAGAAAGTTGGTAAAGAATACAACGAAGCATACGTTCTTCTTGAGATAAACTCATCAGAACAAGTTGCTATGATTTTACATGATGACTATGAATATGAGAACATCATATACGTGAATAGAAATTCAAAAACGGGTCAGGTCGTTTCTGGTGGATTTGGTGGAGGCAAAACTCAGTTGGGCGTTGTGACAGATAAAAAAGTCAAACGCGCAGGGTGCTTCAACTTCAAGTCTCTGATGGAAGAAAAGAAATTGTTGATACCTGACGTTGACACAATCGCTGAAATAGCAACATTCATTGAATCTAAAAATAGCTATCAAGCCGACGAAGGATATCATGACGATCTCGTCATGACACTTGTTCTATTCTCTTGGTTGACAACAAACTCATATTTCAAAGAACTGAGTAACGTTAATTTGAGACAAGTTCTGTATGAAAAAAGATTGCAAGTTATTGAAGAAGAACTGACGCCTTTTGGTTTTATAAATACAGGAATAGAGGAAGAAAAATTCATTGATGGTTCTGGACAGATGTGGGAAACTGAAAACGATAACAAATCATCAAATTTCTTGTTTTTATAAATAACATGACAATCGGTAGAGATGAACGATGATTGATAAAAAATACAAAATTTCTAACCAAGGAGAAAAAACATGGCAATAAATCTACTTTCACCAGGCATTAAAATTACTGAAGCAGACCTAGTGACTTCAGTTCCTGCGACCGGCCCAGTCGTAGGTGCTACAGTAGGAGATTTCCGTTGGGGTCCTATCAATCAACCTGTTCTAGTTTCTAGCGAAGCTGATCTTGTTGCTAAATTCGGATCACCAAATTCAAATACAATTGTTGACTTTTTAGTTTCAGCAAACTTCTTAGCGTACTCTGGAGCTGAGTATGTTGTTCGTGTTGCAGATACCACAACAGCAAAGAACTCTACAGCAGAAGATAGCACTGGCGGTGGTCTTGCTGGTGTAGGTTTTCTCATTGCAAACGACGACGCATATGCAAATACTGGAGACAGTCTTGACGTTGGTCCTTGGATTTCGAAGTATGCAGGCGCCCTAGGCAATTCACTAAAAGTTTCATCGTGCCCAAGCGCATTTGCGTGGGCAAAAACATTAACAAGTAACTGGACTATTGCTGCTAACAGCAACACAGCTGCAGCAAATACAACTGGTGCAGCAACTACTGAAGTTGCAGTCGGCGATAAAGTTACTATCGGTGTAAACATCCTGACTGTTTCTAGCGTTACAAATGCAAACACAATTGTGTTCACCGCAGTCGCAGGAACATCAGTATCAAATACTACAGCAACACGCTCATGGGAATTTCAAGACGCTTTTGATGCTGCACCAGCAACATCAGTTTCAGCGGAGTTGAAAGGCGCATCAGGCGACGAAATTCACGTTGTAGTTGTCGATGAAGACGGCGTTTTGACTGGAACACGTGGAACTATTGTTGAGAAGTTCGCAGGACTTTCAAAAGCATCTGATGGCAGAAGCGTTGATGGCGGAACAAACTACTACAAAGACGTAATCAACAATCGTTCTAAGTATGTTCGTTGGGCTGACCACGATGATTTTGGCACCGCATGGGGAACTCCTCTAGTCAATGCTGCTGGTACCCCAACAGCTTACACTGAAACAAAATCTCGTCCAGGATCATATAGTCTAGCTGGCGGTGTTGATGCTGCACCTTCACAGGGCAACAAACAAACTGGTTTCGCTTTGTTTAGCAATAAAGAAACTTATGGCGATGTGACTGTTCTTATTGCAGGTCAAGCAACTGCTGCTACAGTTGATTCTGTAATTGCAATTGCAGAACAGCGTAAAGATGTAATGGTTACATTCTCTCCTGAGAGCGCAGACGTTATCAATAACGCAGGTTCGGAAACTACAGCAGTCGTTGGATTTGCAGACACAGTTACACGCAGCACTTATGCAATCATGGACTCTGGATGGAAGTATCAATACAATAAGTATGCTGACAATTATGTTTGGGTACCTTTGTGTGCAGATACAGCTGGATGCCTAGCTAGAGTAGATCAAGAACGTGCTTCATGGTTCTCACCTGCGGGTTATTCGCAAGGTCGTATTCTGAATGCAGTTAAACTAGCATGGAATCCAGATCAAAATGCTCGCGACACGCTGTACAAGAACGCGGTGAATCCTGTTGTAAATCAGCCGGGACGCGGAACAATCTTGTTTGGAGATAAGACATTCACAACAAGACCAGGTTCGTTCAGCAGAATTAACGTTCGCAGACTGTTCATTGCACTAGAGAAGTCTATCGGCGAATTGGCATCAAATCTTCTTTTTGAAGTGAATGATGATTCTACACGCGCCGGATTTGTTAACTCAGTTGAACCATACCTACGTAGTGTTCAAGCGCAACGTGGTATTGCACAGTTCGTTGTGGTGTGCAATGCAACAAACAATCCAGATGATGTTGTAAATGCTAACGAATTTGTCGCAGACATCTACGTTAGACCAATCTCATCAATCAACTTTATTCAGTTGAACTTTGTTTCTGTTGCGGGCGCGGCGCAATTCGCAGCAATCGGCGGCTAATCTGACGTAAATAGGTAAAAAAGGAGAGAGGGAATCCCTCTCTCCCGATAACTAAAAGGAGAAAACTATGTCATTTAGCGTAAATGATCTAAGAACGGCGATGGGTATGGGCGTTCGCCCCAACCTATTCAGAGTAACATTTGCAGCAGGATTCATTGCTGCACAGGGCAGTCAAGCATCTGTTCTTGTTAAATCGGCAGCGTTGCCGGGGGAATCAATCGGAATGATTGAAGTTCCTCACGTAGGTGGTCGCAGATTAAAAGTCGCTGGTGACAGAACTTTTACAGACTGGACAATGACAGTATTGAACGACAAAGACTATACAGTAAGAACTGCACTTGAAACATATCAGAATAAGTTTGTCGATATTGACTATTCTAAATCCACTCTGGGCAAAAGACTTGCAAATGGCGCACAAGCTGCGTTGACTGTAGTTACAATACAGCAACTAGATGCCGACGGCGAAAGAACTCTAAGAACTTATACTTTAAATAACTGTTTTGTAACGGAAATTTCTACTATCGATTTGTCGTATGATAGTTCAGATGCCATTGAAGAGTATACAGTCAATTGGACATATGACTACTTTACTGTAAAATAATTAGGAGTTAAACATGACAATCTCAACAATTTCAGAAATTACAACACAGTTAAAGTCTGGAGCGCGTCCGAATCTATTTAATGTTTCGATCACGCCTCCTCCAACAGTTACCACAGTTCTTCCAAGCAACGCGAATCTTCTATGTAAAGCTGGTCAAGTGCCTGCAATGACGATTGGCATGATTGAAGTTCCATTCAGAGGAAGAAGAATCAAAGTTCCTGGTGACAGAACATATGCAGAGTGGACAGCAACGTTCATTGTAGATGAAGGTTATAAAATTAGAACCTTCTTCGAAGAATGGGCAAATATTATAAAAGCTAGAGATTTTTCTTCGGCAGTGAAGAGAAATTCTGGATTAGACAACGTTGACTATTATGGAACAGTTAACGTGCAGCAACTATCTGATAAAAACACAGTTGTTAGAAAATACTCACTAAAAGATGTATTTCCAACTGATGTTTCTCAGATCGATGTTTCATATGACACAAGCGATTCTTTAATGGAATTCACAGTTACTTTCCAGTATCACTATTTTATATCCTCACAGACATAAAATAAAGACTTTCGCAACGACTAAATAGTTGCGTAATAGTTTTTCACAAGGGGGCTATTACAGCCCCCTTTTCATTATATCAAGGATAACATATGGCAATCACACTCTTTGGATACAAGATAGGTAAAGATGATCCAGAAAAAGAAAATTTAAAGTCATTTGTTCCTCCGACAGAAGACGATGGATCTGTTTCCATCATGGGCGGTGGAATTTATGGTACTTACGTTGATCTTGAAGGTCAAATTCGCAATGATGCAGATTTGATCAAAAAGTATCGAGAAATGGCTATTCAACCTGAGTGTGATGGAGCCATCGACGATATCGTAAATGAATCAATTGTATTCCAAGACAACGAATATCCAGTTCAGATCAATCTTGAGAAACTCCAGCAGCCCGATTCAATCAAGAAGAAAATCAAAGAAGAGTATGAGCATGTGATGAAGTTGCTAGACTTCAACAATCAAGGATACGATATTTTCCGTCGCTGGTACGTTGACGGCAAACTTTATTATCACATGTTGATTGACGAAAAGAATCCTAGACAAGGTTTGAAAGAGATTCGCTATGTCGATCCACGAAAGATTCGTAAAGTTCGCGAATTGCAAAAAGACAAGTTGAATCTAGTTCAAGCTGAACCTGCGATCAAGACACCTGTTCAATACTATGTGTTCTCTGAGCGCGGTTTCGCTAAAGATGCAAATCAAGGATTGAAGATTTCCGTTGACTCTATCTGCTACGTACACTCTGGCATTTCAGACAAAGACGGCAAAGTCATCATCTCACATCTACACAAAGCAATCAAGCCACTGAATCAGTTGAGAATGCTAGAAGATGCAACAGTCATCTATCGCATCTCACGCGCACCTGAGCGTAGAATTTTCTACATTGACGTTGGTAACTTACCCAAGATCAAAGCAGAACAGTATCTTCGCGAGATCATGCAGAAGTATAAGAACAAACTTGTTTACGATGCACAAACTGGTGAGATTCGTGATGATCGAAGATTCCAAACAATGCTTGAAGACTTCTGGTTGCCTCGCCGTGAAGGCGGTAAAGGCACAGAGATCACAACACTTCCTGGTGGACAGAACTTGGGTCAGATCGAGGACGTTCAATACTTCCAAGAGAAATTCTATCAGTCGTTGAATGTTCCAGTTTCTAGATTGAAATCAGACTCTGGTTTCTCTCTCGGCAGAGCTTCAGAGATCACTCGCGATGAACTTAAGTTTTCTAAGTTCATTGCAAGACTTCGCTTGAGATTCTCTCATCTATTTGACAGACTTCTAGAAACTCAATTGCTTTTGAAGGGCGTTTGCACTAAAGCTGAGTGGAGTCAGTTGAAAGAAGAAATCAGTTATACATATCAGTCTGATGTTCATTTCACTGAAATGAAAGAAGCTGAGTTGATGAAAGAGCGTATTGCTATTCTGACTGAATTGGATCAATATGTTGGCAAGTATGTTTCTAGAAAATTTGTTCGTACTAAAGTGCTTCGTCAGACTGAAGATGATATGGAACAAATCGACAAAGAAATGGAAGAAGAAGTTGAGCTAGAGCAAGCCGACGCTGAAGCTGAAGCTGAAGCACAAGCTGCGAATCAGCCACCTCCTCCACCGCCACCACCACCTCCTACTCAAATTGTGATCAAGAAAGAAGATTTTAATGATAATGAAGATCAAAAAGAACTTGCAAAGTCTATGTCGCGATTCTTTGATGTCTTAGCTGAAGAAACAGAAGATGAAAGAAAGAAGTGATCTTGTTGATGGTGCTCTGAGCATTGCAACTTCAATTGCGTACACTAAAAAGCAATTCGATAAGTTAAGACGCGATATCGATGAAGTAAAACAGAGCAAATCAACTGAAATCATTGTTGAGTATGTCCAAGGTCCCAAAGGAGAAATGGGACCTAGGGGATTCTCTGGGCAAAAAGGAGACTTGGGTGAGCAGGGTGTCGATGGCATCCAAGGTCTTCAAGGTGAACGTGGCGACAAAGGCGAACAGGGCATTCAAGGAAAACAAGGACCTCAGGGTCCAATTGGCGAAACTGGTCCTCAAGGCATTCAGGGTGAAAAAGGCAACACAGGTGATCGCGGCGAAAAAGGCGATCAAGGTGAAACTGGACCTCAGGGCATTCAAGGCATTCAAGGTGAACAGGGAATCTCAGGCAAAGATGGACTGAACGGCAGAGATGGTCGCGATGGCGCAGATGGACAAAATGGACTAGATGGCGCAACTGGCAAACAAGGCGCCAAAGGTGATAAGGGCGACAAAGGCGATCCTGGAATCATGGGTCCTGTTGGTATGCAGGGTCAGAAGGGCGACACAGGAGAAACTGGTCCCAGAGGCAACGATGGGCGCGACGGCACAGACGGTAAGACTCCTGAGATTAAGCCTTTTCTAGATCAAGTCAGTGATCATTACAAGAAACTTCAGACTGCGCTAATCAATAGAGTTAGTCTTGCAATGAACACGATGGGTGGCGGTGGTTCATCTGGCGGTGGCTCTGTTAATATTCTTGACAATGATGACGTTGAGTTTCAACAACTATCTTCAACTGCAAACAACTCGGTGTTGATCTTTGATGCAGTCAAAAAGAAATTTGTTGCAAGAGACTTAGTTGCATTCATAAATAGCATACAAACAGGAGTAGAAGTGCAATACAACAAACTCATTGATGTCAGTGGTACGTACACTTACATTGGCGAAGCATTGCCAGGGACAGCTACATCTGCTGGAACTTGGCGCATCAAGCGAGTTGAACAGATCGGCACAGACTATAACATTCTATGGGCAAATGGTTCCTCTGAGTTCAACAAGACTTGGGACAGTCGCCTAACTTACGCATACTCATAAGATAAAACATGGCTAAGATTAGAGACTCTGCGGTAACTATTTACTCAGCAGCAACCGCTAACATGGTATGCGAGATGCCAATTCACGAAATTGGCGATTTATTACTTGCTTTCGTAAATAAAGATACAGCATCAGCATTCACAACACCTAGCACCGCTGTAGGCACTCCAGTAAGTTCTGGAAACTGGACTTTGGTTCAAGCTGCAACTCATGGAGCAGCAGCAGCCGGAGGAATATACGCAAGACGAGCAACATCATCGACAGAAAATGTTACTTTTCCTTTGACATCAGAAACATGCTGTGCGTTGATTGTGTCTGTAAAGAATGTGTTTGGAACAACAGTCGCAGATTCAATATCAGCAAGTTCTACAGGAACGGCAGACAACACTCTTCCTTTCTCTGGAGGTTCAATCACTACTGCGCATACGAACTCTTTAGTTTTTTCAATGTTGTCTACAGACTTGGGAACTGGTCCAGTTTCGGCGCCAGGATGGGTAAATCTTTTCAACGGAGACACTGGCGCAAATTCACTCGGCGTTACATATCTTTTCGAAAAGGATATTGAAACTGTGACAGGACCGTCTTGGTACGGGCTCACCGCTGCTGAAACTCTTGCGTTTATGGTTGCAGTGCGAGACGACGGAACGGCTACAGAAATTGATGCTTATATTCCACCAGGAACAACCCCAACAGTTCTTCTTTCTTCTTTAGATGGCGCAGCAGCTCCAGACTTTGGTACATGGATTGCAGCAAATAGCAGACTTTTTACTCCGATTGCAGGAAAAACTGTAACGGGTTTAGTGATCACTTCAGTTGCAGATACTGGATATAATCCGTTTAGGTCTACAGCACAAACCCCCGGTTCTGCAAGTACAACTGCATTAGCGCACAGTGAGTTCACTCCAACAACTGCATATAATCTTACTGCACAAAAAGGCATTATATTTGGAACTTTTAGACCAACTTCACCTCGCGACTATATTGACATGGGCACAGCCGCGCGGGGAGGTGCGTATTTTGTAATAGGTTCAGCAGCACAGGTATTGAAAGCATGGACTGTCGGTGGTCAGTTTAGTCAAACATCAAAACCAGACAGAAGACAGAATTGGGCAATTCAAGTAAATCAAACATCAAATACTGCATATGCTGTCATAGGCAGTTTGAATTTATCCAGCGTTCCACGAATTGCAATTGGATCATCTGGTTATTACGGCGCTCCATCTTTTCAATGGAATCTTTTATTTTTACTGAATGAAGTTGTTTTGGCTGGAGGATCAGCAACGTCTCCCTTTAGATTTCCAGAATTTGTGAAGACTGTAAACAATGGCTCTGGTCTAATTCCTCTAGTTGAAGTCTCCGGATCATCAGCGACATTATGGACTCCTATTAGATTTGGTGGAGTAGATCCATGCCATGTTCTTATGAATCTTAGAACGCTACAGTATCCAAGAAAAGCTGATAAAGTTGATTATCTCGATTGGCATGTTGATAATAACTATGTCGGAATAGAATTTTATGGTTTGACTGGAGACACATTTTCGTTTCGAAACTGCACATTCACAAGCGAAACTCCATACTATTGGAGATTCAATGCATTACACTCATCTGGAGCAATTGTAGATTTTTCTGGGTCTTCTATAGTGAATGCGACAGTATCATTAAGTGCAAATGTTGCGCT